TGGCGCCGTCGAGGCGGGCGCCGTCGAGGCTGGCGCCGTCGAGGCGGGCGCCGTCGAGGCTGGCGCCGTCGAGGCTGGCGCGGACGAGGCTGGCGCCGACGAGGCTGGCGCCGTCGAGGCTGGCGCCGTCGAGGCGGGCGCCGTCGAGGCTGGCGCCGTCGAGGCGGGCGCCGTCGAGGCTGGCGCCGTCGAGGCGGGCGCGGACGAGGCTGGCGCGGACGAGGCTGGCGCCGTCGAGGCTGGCGCGGACGAGGCGGGCGCCGTCGAGGCGGGCGCCGTCGAGGCTGGCGCGGACGAGGCTGGCGCCGTCGAGGCGGGCGCCCGAACCGATTGCCATCCGCACTGCCAAGCCCAGCCTCACGCTGGCCGACGCGCCGTCGTGCTCGGCGCCCAACTCGGCCTCGAACAGCACCGCGTCGGAGAGACAGTGCCGGATCGTGATTTTAGCCATCTCGCCCATCCCTCCCGGCTCTGCTGCCGGCGCGGCCCCTCGGGGGAGGGGATGGACTATACGTTACGCATAGTTTCCGAAGCTGTCAATGCAAAACGCATAGAATATCGACACGCACGTCAGCCGCCGCAGGTTCGGGCTGGCGGGCGGGCTACTGCTGGGGCTGGGCGGGAGGCGGGGGTGTGGGGCTTAGGAGGCGACGATGCGCGCGATGGTGAACGTCAGGGCAACAAGCGCCATGGCTACGCCGATGAACCAGGTGAGCACCTGGAAGGTCGTCGGCATGTTGGAGAGGCGGCCCTTTATCTCGGCAACGTCGAGGCCCAGCTTCGTGACGTCGCCGCGCAGGGCCGTCACGTCGCCGCGGATCGCCCGGATGTCGCCCTCGACCGCTTCAACTCGGCGCTCCAAGCCGTCCATGCCATCTCCGCCGCTACTGCCGGGGCCGCCGGGAGGCGCCGGTATCCAGCCGCCCTCGTTCGCCACCAGTCTAAGATGAGGGGAGCGGCTGGTCATGTCCAGTCTCCGCAGCCGGCGCCTCCGCAAGGCGAAGCTTCATGAACCCGTTGGAAAACAGATGGATGTGGCCACAGTTGTTGCAGCCCACAATTGTAACGGCCATCAGGCTGCTCGGCAGGGGGCTCTCTAGCTTATGTCCCGCCAATTGTGGCGACGCGCCCGTTTCGCCGATGCGTGTGATCACCGTGAGTCCGTCGAAGCCGCAGACGCTACATTTCATCTCGGGCAGAACGCGCCGGAAGAACTCTGCGACCTCTTCGTCCGTGATGCCGGCCAGCCGCAGGCGACGCTTCGCGTCGTCCTCGCTCACCGCTTCGCCTCCCGCGCCAGCGTCGCGCCGTCGAGGACGGGGATCGGCACGAGGCGGCCTTCCACGATGTCGCGGATCGCGGCGCCCTGCGGGCTGCCGTCCTGCAGCAGCTCCACGATGCGCTGCACCAGCGGCGCCAGCTCGGCGGGAACGGTGAGGGTGGCGGGGTTCATGTCCGTGCGCGACGCCGCTTGTCGACCCAGGCGATTGGCGCGGCCCATTCGATCAGCACGTCGATCATCGGGTCTGCGTTGTGTGAGGACAGCGTGAAGGCGTCCGCTCGGCTGCCTTGGTGGACGACCTTGATGAACACCCGGCCATCGGCCAGCTTCACGACGCACTCCCGGCCGAGCGCGTGCACCGGCGTCGCGGACTGGCGCTCGTAGATGATGACATCGCCGTCGTAGTACGCCGGCCGCATGGAGTCGCCGCGCACGATCAGCGCGACGGCATCCTCGCCCGCCCCCGGAGGCGCTTCCACTTCGTCCATGCCCCCACCCGCCGCATGGTCATCTATCGGCCAGACCTGCGCGCCGGCGCCGACGTAGGCGACGATAGGAACGCCCGGGCGCCCGTCGCCTTCACCCGTCAGCAGCCAAGCCGCCGATACGCCGAACGCACGAGCATAGTCCCCTGCGATGTCTCGCGTAATCCCCCGGTGGGCATTCTCGTGGGCGAGGTAGGTGGATGGCGTCCAGCGGAAATGCCGCGCCGCGTCCGTCGCCGTGGCGAAGCGCCGCGCGCGAGCGCGGCGTAGCCGAGCGGCCTGCATCCTCTTGATCTCGTTCATGGAGACATTTTGCATAGACACGCTATGCGTTGGGCATTGCGCGTACTATGCGTATCGTATAGTCTTGCCGGCATGAGCGAGACGACGTTCACCGATGTGATCGCGCTTTGGCCCAGCACGGCCGATTTCGCCGGGGCCCTGGGCGTGCCGTACCAGACGGCTGCCGCGTGGAAGCGCCGCAATTCGATCCCCCCGGATCAGTGGCTGCGCTTGGTCACGGCGGCGAGGGAGATTGGCCAGGAACTCTCGCTGGAGACGCTGGCGGCCGCGGCTCGGCCAAGGGCCGCCGCCTTCACCCCCGCCCCCTCCGCAGAGGACGCGGCCTGATGACCCTCGATCAAGAACACCTGCTGCGCAGCCTGCTCAAGGCCCAGGAGCGGACGAACCTGCTGCTGGCGCTCGTGGCGTTGGGCGGCGCAACGCATGACCGCGCCAGCACCGTCGATGAGCGGGCGCGGTCGATGCAGCATCTGGCGGCCGACCCGGAGGGCTGGCTCCATCTGGACACGGACCCCGCCAGCGCGGCCCCCGAGCCGCCCCAGGCCGACGCCGAGCCGGCGTTCTGCCGGCTGACGCAGGATCAGCGGGCGTCGCTCGAAGCCTGCCTGACGCGGGCCGAGAGCGAGTTGAACTACGTCAGAGCGATCCTCGCCAATGCTCGGCAACGTCGGTGAGGACGCGGCCTGATGACGCGGACGCGCCCCCTTCGGCTGTCGGCTAGTTCGGTGGTCCATCTGGCCGAGGCCCCTGCCGTAGATCCACGGAACCTGATCTTTGCAGTGCATCAGCGAGCTCTCGGGACAGAGCCGCTGCGACCGGAGGAAGAAGACGGAACGCCCGAAGCACGTCGTTCCGATAGCGCAGCGCAACGCAGGCGCAGTCCATGAACGCGTCGATGCGCATCGCATCGGGCTGCCCGGCGCCGTCGAGCTCTTCTGAAGCGTCGCCGGCGCGCCTCCCGGCAAGCGGGGGGCCCGGCGCTGCGGTTCCCGGTTCCGCCGGCACCGTGTTTTCGCCGTCCGGGCGCTTCGACCTGACGGCGCTCGCCGCTGCCGCGGCCCGCCATCGCGGGAACGCCCTGGCGGTGGCGGAGGAGCTGGGCCTCGAGGCGACGGCGGTGCGCCGGCAGATGCGCCGGCTCGGCCTGCCCCGGCAGGGCTGGCACAACCATCGCGGCTACGGCAACGGCCGCGACTATGCCGGGATCATCGCCGGCATCCGCGCCGGCAAGGCGGCCAAGGTCGTCGCCCGGGAATGCGGCGTGCCGCGCGAGGTGGTCAGCACCGTGCGCGGCGTGCTGCGATCGCAGGGCGAGGACGTCTAGATGCGCCACGCCGCCCGCCGCCGGATGCAGCGCTGCGCCCGCGCGGCGTGGGAGCTGCTGGCCGTCGCCTGCGTCGTCGGCGTCTGCGCCCTGCTGGGCTACCTGCTGACCGGCTGGACGGGGGTGTTCTAGGTGACCAGCCACCACACCCCCACCCCCACCAGCACCAGCACGGCGAGCGCCAGGTCGGCCGGCGCGTCGGGCCAGGCGCCCAGCAGCTTCCGGATCGAGCGCCGCATCCGCTTCATCCTCGCGATGTTCCTCGCAGCCGTCGCGGCCGGCTCGGCCTTCGGCCTGCGCAACGCCGGCTGGCACGACGCGCTCCTGCTGTGGATGTTCGTCGTCGGGGTCGTCGCCGGCATCGCCTGCGCCAAGGCCGAGGGCTGACGCATGCAGCCCGCGGAGAACTTCCTCCACCACCTCGCCGATGCGGCGCCACGCGCCCCGGTCCCCTCCGCCGCCAAGCTGTCGGGGGCCGGGATGCGCGGTGTCATCCTCAAGGCTGTCGGGTCGGTTCAGGTTGCTGCTCTCCATGCCGACAACGGTATGGAGTCCCGCATGCAACGTCCTTCGCCATATTGCGAAACACGTTTCGTCACCGCCCTGCGCCGCAGGATGCAGCCCAACACCCCGTTGTCCCGCGCGCAGCTCGCCAACGCCGTCGGGTGCAGCGAGCGCACGGTGGACAACTGGCTCGGCGGTTCCCCGCCGTCGGGGCCGCACCTGCTGTCGCTGATCCAGATTTTCGACCGGGCCTTCGTCGCCGAGGTCACCGGCGGCGACGTGCCGAAGCTGTCCGACGCCCGCAGGAAGCTACAGGAGGCTCTTGCCGTCCTGGAAGCCGCGGAGGCGCTGGCATGACGGGCGGCCTGATCGTCGACAGCTTCGCCGGCGGCGGCGGCGCCTCCGTCGGCATCGAGCGCGCGCTCGGCCGGCCGGTCGACGTGGCGATCAACCACGATCCCGAGGCGGTCGCCATGCACCGGGCGAACCATCCGGCGACCGAACACTGGTGCCAGAACATCTGGCAGGCGCATCCCTACGACGTCGCCCGCGGCCGGCCGGTCGATCTGGCGTGGTTCTCGCCGGACTGCACGCATCACTCCAAGGCGAAGGGTGGGCGGCCGATCCGCGACGTGAAGGCGCGGCAGTCGCGCGACCTCGCCTGGGTCGTTGTGATGTGGGCGAAGACGGTGCGGCCGCGTCTGATCCTGCTGGAGAACGTCGAGGAGTTCGCCGACTGGGGGCCGGTGCTGGACGACGGGCGGCCCTGTCCGGAGCGCCGCGGCTTCACCTTCAAGCGCTGGGTCGGCGAGCTGCGCCGGCTCGGCTACGCCGTCGAATGGCGCGAGCTGCGCGCCTGCGACTACGGCGCGCCGACCATCCGCAAGCGGCTCTACCTGGTCGCCCGCTGCGACGGTTTGCCGATCCGCTGGCCGGAACCGACGCACGGGCCGGGCCGGGCGCTCGCCTACCGCACCGCGGCCGAGATCATCGACTGGTCGCGGCCCTGTCCGTCGATCTTCCTGACGCGCGAGGAAGGCCGCGCCGTCGGCGCCAACCGGCCGCTCGCCGAAGCGACGATGCGGCGCATCGCCCGCGGCATCCGGCGCTACGTGCTGGAGGCGGCGGAGCCGTTCATCGTGCCGATCACGCACACCGGCGACCTGCGCGTGCACGGCCTCGGCGAGCCGCTGCGCACGGTCACCTGCGCCAACGGCGGCGAGTTCTCGCTGGTGTCGCCGTTCGTCTCGCGCCAGTACGGCCGCAGCGTCGGCTCCGACGTCGGTGATCCCCTAGGAACGGTCACGGCGGGCGGCGGCGGCAAGAGCGCGCTGGCCGCCGTGCACCTGGCGAAGTTCCGCGGCGACAGCCCGGGCGAGCCGGCGGATGCGCCGCTGTCGACGGTGACGGCGAATTCGTACATCCAGCGCCCTGGCGGCGCCCCGCCGCAGGCCGTCGTCGCCGCCTTCCTCGCCCAGCACAACGCCGGCCCGCGGCCCGGCGCGCCCGGCCATCCGCTGCCGGAGCCGATCAGCACCGTCACCACGACCGGCGCGCAGCAGGGGCTGGTGGCGGCGATGCTCTCGCACGCCTACACCAGCAACACCGCCGGCGGCGAGGGCAGCCCGGAGAAGCCGATCAAGACCGTCACGACGGGCCGGCACGCATCCCTGGTCGCCGCCTTCCTGGCGAAATACTACGGCTCGGAGCAGGACCCGCGGCTCGACGAGGCGCTGCACACCGTCACCACGCGCGACCGCTTCGGCCTCGTCACGGTGCAGGTCGGCGGCGAGCCGTTCGTCATCGTCGACATCGGCATGCGGATGCTGACGCCGCGCGAACTGTTCCGCGCGCAGGGCTTCCCCGACGACTACGTGATCGACCCCGAATGCGAGCGCATCGTGCGCGGCAAGCCGGCCGTCGGCCGCCTGCCGGGCTATGTGCAGATCCGCTGCTGCGGCAACTCCGTCTGCCCGCCCGTCGCCGAGGCGCTGGTCCGGGCGAACGTTGCCGCCGAGACGGCCGCCACGGAGGCCGCATGATCCCCGCCAGCCCTGTACCCTGGCGGGGCGCCCCGGCGCGTTTTCACGCCCCCCTCCCCCGCGCGCCGGGGCAACCCCATACCGCGCGGCCCGCGCGCCTCCGCCGACGGGAGGACGGCGGAGGCCCGCCAGCTGGACGGCACAGCCTCCGGCAGCCTGAGACGGTCGCGGGCGTCTCGGGCACCTCTTTCGAGCTTCGGGGGTCCGTCACGCTCTGCTGTGCAGCACAGCAAACCCCGCCCCGGTGCCGCGGTCGGACAGGCAATCCGGGACTGAAGGCGGCAGCTACAGCCTGCGCTGGCGCGACGCGCGGGAACCGCCACGAAGCCAGGAGCACGCCGTCTGCACCGGCGCCCCGGCACGCGCGCCCATTCGAGACGCACAGAGGCCCCCTAACCGCGATGCAAGCGCGGGCGGCGAGCCATGCCTGGTCGACGTTGCGCACGGCAATCGACCTTCGGCCCTTGTTGGCAGGTGAGCGTGCGCGCCGCGGGGGCCATTCCGGAGGGGCAGGTGGCTTCGGCTGCCTGCCCCAGTTTTTCGGCCTCCGGGCCGTCACCCGCTCCGGCGTGCCGCGTGATCCGCGCGCCGGGGGCCTCGTCGAGCGGCCTGCTCGGCGTTTCCTCCCGAACTGTCCGGCCGGCGTCTCGCGCGTCGGCCGGGCTTTCTTTCCCACGGCATGAGGTGAGCATGGCGCGCAAGGCGAACGATCACAGTGGCGGCCGCGGCCGGCGCGGTCGCCGCAAGGGCGAGGACTTCAGCGAGGCCGTCGAGGCGGCCGCTGCGGAGGCGGCGAAGCCGGCGGCGAGCAACGTGCCCGACGAGGTGCTGGAGCGGCACCTCGACACCGTGCGCAACGCCCGGGCGGCGCACCGGGAGGCCCGCGACGCGGCGGCGGAGGCGAACGGCGTCTACCGCGCGGCGCTGAAGGCGGCGAAGCGGGACGGCATCCCGGTCGACGCGATGACGGACGCCGTCAAGCTGATGGAGGGCGACGCGCTCGAGCTGAAGGCGCGCTCGCAGATGGTCCGGCGCATCCTGGTGGTGGCGAAGTCGCCGCTCGCCCACCTCTACGCGACGCAGCCCGACCTGTTCGACGAGGCCGACCGTGCCCGCTCGGCGCACGCCACGGGCTCCGGCGACCAGGCCTGGACGGAGGGCCGCCGCGACGGCATGGAGGGCCGCAGCCTGAGCTTCTGCCCCTATGCGGAGGACACGGCGGAGCGGGTCGCCTACACCGCCGGCTGGCATGCCGGGCAGGAAGAGCTGCTGCACAAGACGGTGACGCCGCTGCGCCCGAAGGGCGGCGACGGCACGCAGCCGGCGGCGCCCGCGCACTGATGCCGCAGAGCCCGGTCGTGCTGGCCCTGGACCTCGCCCGCTGGACGGGCTGCGCCGTCGATCATCCGGCGCGGCCCGGCGAGCCGCTGCTGTGGACGCTGAAGCTGCCGCGGGCGGACGACGACTGCTACGGGCCGGTGTTCGTGGCCCTGCGCGACCGGCTCGACGAGATGCTGCAGGTGCACAAGCCGCAGGTGCTGGTGTTCGAGGCGCCGCTGCTGGCCGGCACCGGGGTGCACATGAAGGCGGCGACGGCGCGGCAGCTGATCGGCTTCGCCTCGTTCGCCGAGGAGGTCGGCACCCGGCACGGGCTCGACGTCCGCGAGGCCTCGGTGCAGGCGGTGCGCGCGCACTTCTGCCGCGGTGGCGCCGGCGGCCGGGCGAAGAAGGACGAGGTGATGCGGCGCTGCCGCATGCTGGGCTGGACGCCGGACAACGACAACGAGGGCGACGCCGCCGCGCTGTGGGACTTCCAGCGCCACCAGCTGCGCGTCGCGCACCTGGAGGATCGCCACCGCGTGGTGCTGGAACGCCAGCCCGCGGGCGCCGTGGCGCGGGGGCGCCGATGAGCCGCGATCGCCTGCCCAACCGCCGCCCGGCCGAGACGCACGAGATCGTCTGGCGCGACGCCGCCGGCAACGAATATGCCTGCCTGGTCGGCGTCGGCCGCTTCCTCTCGGGCCGGGTCGGCGAGGTCTTCGCCACCGCCGACGCCGGCGGCCGGCTGCGGCCCGACTCGACCATGCTGGCCCTGGTGAGCGACGCCTGCGTGCTGGCGAGCCATGCCCTGCAGCGCGGGGCGGAGCCGGCGGAGCTTGCGAAATCCGTGCTGCGGATGCCGGCGCAGGGCGAGGCCGGCGACCCCTTCCGCCGCGTCGCCTATCCGGCCAGCCCCGTCGGCGCCGTGGTCGACCTGCTGGCACGGCTCGAGGTGGAGCGGCAGGGGTGACGGACGCCTACCGCCAGTTCCTCGAGGCGAAGATGGCGACCGCGCCGGCCGCCGGCTTCGACGTGGCGGTCGAAGAGGTCAACCCGGCGCTGAAGGACTTCGTGCAGGCCATCGTCCGCTGGGCGGCGGAGGGCGGGCGGCGGGCGATCTTCTCGTCCTTCGGCCTGCACAAGACGTCGACGCAGATCGAGCTGGCGCGGCTTGCCCTGGCGAAGACCGGCGCGGTGCCGCTGCTGGTGGTGCCGCTCGGCGTCCGGCACGAGTTCATGGAGGAGGCGGCGACCCGCTTCACCGGCGACTGCCGGGTCCGCATGAACTTCATCCGCCGCACCGACGAGGCGGAGGCGGACGCCATCAACCTGACGAACTACGAGAGCGTGCGCGAGGGCAAGGTCGACCCCGCCCGGTTCGGCTTCGCCAGCCTGGACGAAGCGGCGATCCTGCGCGGACTGGGCGGGACCAAGACCTTTCGCAGCTTCATGGCGAGCTTCCCGGCGGTGCGGTACCGCTTCGTTGCCACGGCGACGCCGGACCCCAACGCCTATATCGAGCTGCTGGCCTACGCGGCGTTCCTGGACGTCATGGACGTCGGCCAGGCGAAGACCAGGTGGTTCAAGCGCGACAGCGAGAAGGCCGACGCGCTGACCCTGCACCCGCACAAGGAGCGCGAATTCTGGCTCTGGGTCGCGAGCTGGGCGCTGTTCGTGCGCCGCCCCTCCGATCTCGGCTTCAGCGACGACGGCTATGTCCGGCCCAAGGTCGTGGTGCGCTGGCACGAGGTGGCGAGCGACCACGCCGCTGCCGGGCACGAACGCGACGGCCAGGCCCGGATGTTCCGCGATGCCGCGGTCGGCGTCGTCGATGCCGCGGCGGAGAAGCGGGCTACAATAGGTGTTCGTGTCGAAAGACTGATGGGGATTATTGGCGATGTCGTCAAAGGCAGAGCGTCAAGCCTACATGAAAGCCTGGCGCGCCAAGAACAGGGAGACGCTCCTAGTCAATCAGCGGGAATGGAACAAGCGTCACTATCAGGCGAACAAGGAGACATACAAGGCCAAGTCGGCGGCGTGGCGCGCGGCCAACCCCGAACGGATGAAGGAATTGCAGGCGGAGCACCGTCGGAGAAACGCGGAGAAGCTACGCGATCGGTCACGGAACTGGTACGCGAACAACAAGGATCGAGCAATCCAGCAGGGGCGGGCGCGGAAACTGGCGAGATACGGGCTGACATCGGCCGACTACGCGCGCCTTCTGGAGCATCAGAACGGGACATGCGCGATCTGTCTGGACCAGCCGCCGGAAGGGCGACGGCTCTATGTGGACCATTGCCATCGCGGGGGGCAGGTTCGCGGCCTTCTCTGCCATCGATGCAATTCTGCGATGGGCCTTCTACGGGATCGACCGGAACTCTTGGAAAGAGCCTTCAATTATCTCAACAGTTCATTGTGTGGTGCGACCTCAACGCCGAACAAAGAGCCGTAGACGCGGCCCTTGGTGAATTCGGTCTGACGGCTTCATCCCTCTACGGCAGCCAAGACATCGAAGAACGCGAACGCCTAATGGTGGCGTGGCGGAAAAAACTAACCGTCGCGTTCGTCAGCAAGCCATCGATGTATGGCTCTGGCGTTAACATGCAGCAGTCACACAGGATGGTGTTTCTAGGTATAGGACATAAGTTTCACGATTTTATTCAAGCTATTCATCGATGCCAACGCTATGGCCAGGCGCACACCGTCGAGGTCGACCTGATCTACACCGAGGCGGAGCGGGAAATCCGCCGCAGCCTGGAAGCGAAGTGGCGGCGCCACGACGAACAGGCCGAGACGATGTCGCGCATCCTGCGGGAGTACGGCCTCGCCGGCGCGGCGATGGCGCACGCCATGGCGCGGCAGATCGGCGTCAGGCGGGCCGAAGTCGGCGGCGACGGCTGGCGCCTGGTCAACGCCGACTGCGTGGAGGAAACCCGCACCCTGCCGGCGGACGAGGTCGGGCTGATCGTCACCTCGATCCCCTTCGCCACGCAGTACGAGTACACGCCGAGCTTCAACGATTTCGGCCACACCGACGACAACGCGCACTTCTGGCGGCAGATGGACTTCCTGACGCCGGAGCTGCTGCGCGTGCTGGCCCCCGGCCGGGTCTGCGCCGTGCACGTCAAGGACCGGATCGTCCCGGGCGGGCTGACCGGCCTCGGCTTCCAGACCGTGCAGCCCTTCCATGCGGAGGCGATCGACCACTACCGCCGGCACGGCTTCGCCTATCTCGGGATGAAGACCATCGTCACGGACGTCGTGCGGGAGAACAACCAGACCTACCGGCTCGGCTGGTCGGAGCAGTGCAAGGACGGCAGCCGCATGGGCCCCGGCCTGCCGGAGTACATCCTGCTGTTCCGCAAGCCGCCGACGGACCGTTCGAACGGCTATGCCGACGTGCCGGTGGAAAAGCCGAAGCCGCTCTGCGACGACCACGGCGAGCCGGCGCCGTTCGACAAGCGGCGGAACTGGAAACAGCCGGTGCCCGGCACGGGCTACAGCCGGGCCCGCTGGCAGCTCGATGCGCACGCCTTCAGCCGTTCGTCCGGCGACCGCCTGCTGAGCTCGGCCGAGCTGGCCGGCCTGCCGCACGAACAGCTCTACAAGCTCTGGCGCGAGCGCTCGACGGGGGCCGTCTACGACTTCGGCGGGCACGTCGCGGTGGCCGAGGACATGGACCACATGCAGCGGCTGCCGTCGACCTTCATGCTGCTGCCGCCGCACTCCTGGCATCCCGACATCTGGTCGGACGTCGCCCGCATGCGGACGCTGAACACCATGCAGGCGCAGCAGGGCCGGGAGGCCCATTTGTGCCCGTTGCAATTCGATATCGTGGACCGGCTGATCGGCCAGTTCACCATGCCGGGCGAGCTGGTCTACGACCCCTTCGGCGGGCTGATGACGGTGCCCTACTGCGCGGTGAAGCTGGGGCGCCGCGCGCTCGGGGTGGAGCTGAACGCCGGCTACTTCGCCGACGGCGTGGCGCACGTCCGCGCCGCGGCCGAGAAGGCGGCGACGCCGACGCTGTTCGACCTGCTGGCCGCGGACGAGGACGCGGCGTGAGCCTCGGCGCCGACGTCATCGACATGTGGCGCGCCGGGACCGGCGAGGCCACGCTGGCGATGGTGGCCGGGGTGAAGACGCCGGCCGCGCTGAGGGCGCGGATCGCGGCGGCCCTGGCGGCCCCGCAGACGATCGCGGCCGCCGCCCCCGACCCGCACCCGGTGGAGCGCCGGCTCGGCGCGATGGAAGAGCGCCTGGGCGCGCTCGACGGGCGGCTGGACGGCATCGTCCGCCTGCTGGAGCGGCTGGTCGAGGTTCCCGCCCCGCGCCCCGCCGTGTCCCCTGTCGCGCTGCCGCCGCCGCCCGCCGCGGCGCCCCCGGCGGCAACGCCCCCGGCCGCGCCAGCGCCGGCCGCCGGCACGCCGTCTCCCGCCGGGTCCGGCCTGACCGAGCGGCAGGATGCGGCATGGCGCTTCATCTGCGCCCGCATTTCCGCGACCGGGCGGTCGCCGAGCATCCGCCAGGTGGCCGAGGGCGTCGGGGTCAAGTTCGAGGCGGCCAAGACTGCGATGATGGCGCTGCGGCGCCGCGGCTTCATCGACGTCGAGGGCCGCACCGCCGCCGCGGTCATCCGCGTGCTGCGCTGGCCGGAGGGCGTCGCGCCGCGGCAGGCGGAAGCCCGCAGGCCCGTGAGCGCGCCGCCGGCGCCGGGGCGCGCGCACCCCACGGCCGCGGCCGGCCAGCCGCAGCGCCGCTTCGCCGCCTTCCCGGCGAACCCGACCGAGGTGAGCGGTCTCCGCGTCGACCATCCTGCCCTGGCCGAGCGGCGGACGCTGTTCCCCAGCGCCGTGGTCGATCCCGTGAGCGCGCCCCGCCTGCTGATCGACGGCGCCAACCAGCGCAAGCTCGGCTCCGTCGTCGTCAAGGGCGCCTGGCGCGGCATGCCGATCTTCGCGCTGACGCTCGAGGAACGGGCGACCTGCCCCGACAGCTGCCACCATTGGACGACCTGCTACGGCAACGGCATGCCGTTCGCCCGCCGCCACAGTGCCGGCCCGGCGCTGGAAGCGAAGCTGGCGGCCGAGCTGGCGGCGAAGCAGGCGGCCCATCCCGACGGCTTCGTCGTCCGGCTGCATGTGCTCGGCGACTTCTACAGCGCGGACTACGTCGCCTGCTGGGCGGCGTGGCTGGAGCGGTTCCCGGCGCTGCGGGCGTTCGGCTACACGGCATGGCCGCGCGGCAGCGAGATCGGCCGGGCGCTCGCCAGCCTGAGCGACCGGCATTGGGACCGCTTCGCCATCCGCTGGTCGGCGGCGGAGGGGCGGCCGGGCGGCGCCACGACCATCGCCCGCCGCGCCCGCGGCCGCGTGCCCGAAGGCATCGTCTGCCCGGCGCAGAGCGACGACGACGTCTGCTGCGGCTCCTGCGGCCTCTGCTGGAGCCCGGCCGCCCGGCGGAAGAGCATCGTCTTCCTGCTGCACGGGCCCCAGTGGAAGGGCCGGCCGCCGGTGGCCGCGCAGGCGCAGGCGCCGGCCGTTCCTGCCGCCGCGCCCGCTATGCGCGCGCCGGCGCAACCGCCGCTGCCCCCGCCGCCGTCCCCGCAGCCCCTGCCGGCGCAACGGGTGCCGCCGAAGCTGCGCCCGCAGCCGGCGCCAGGCCCGCGCAAGCGCCGGCCGGCAGCCGACAGCCAGGCCGCCATCGACGCCTTCCTGGAGCGCCACGGCGCCCGGCGCTTCGAGCCCGGCACGTCGGAAGCCCTGCTGGTGGCAGCGCTGGAGCGGCACGGGCACAGCGTGCTGCGCGTCTTCAGCGCCAAGAGCGGCCTGTCCTGGACCATCGACGGCCGCACCGTGGCGCACGAGAAGGCGCTGGCGCGCGCCAACGCCTACCGCAAGGCCGACGGCCTGGAACCGATCGGGGTGGAGCGATGACGAGCGGGAGCGACAGCGATACGCAGCGCCCGGCGCAGCCGCATTTCCGCGCCGGCAACCTGTTCGTGGCGGCGACCTGGGAGACGTTCCTCGCCCAGCACGGGCCCTTCACCGGGGCCTTCGGCGTGCTGGTGCCGAACGGCGTGAAATGGCTGCTGAAGCGCGAGCGCGGCGAGAAGGCGGCGGCGAGCGTCACGGTCTACACCGACGCGCCGGCCGAGGTGCGCCGGCGGGTCGAGGACGACCTGCGCCGGCTGGCCGGGCTGACGCCGCCAGCCGGGAGGCCGCGGCGATGAGCGCCGAGCCGCTGCGCCGGCAGCACGACGAGCACCCCTATGCGCTGCCGACGCCGGAGGAGGCGCCGGTGCTGCCGCACAACATCCCGGTGGAGCAGACCCTGATCGGCGCCGTGCTGGTCCACAACGCGGCGCTGGAGAAGCTGGACGGCCTGGTGCGGCCGGAGCACTTCCACCTGCCGGTGCATGGCCGCATCTGGGCCGCGATCGAGGCGGCGGTGGCGGCGGGCGGCATCGCCGATCCGGTCACCCTGCAGCCGCAGTTCGCCGCCGATGCCGCGCTGGCCGACGTCGGCGGCGGCGTCCGCTACCTGTTCGGCCTGGCGGCGCAGGCGGTGACGGCGACCGGCGTCGAGCACTACGGCCGGCTCCTGGTGGAGCTGGCGCGCCGGCGCGGGCTGATCGGGCTGGCCGACGAGCTGCGCGCCGAGGCCAGCGCGCCGGACGCGGAGAGCGGAGCCGCGGCGCTGATCGAGCGGGCGGCGGCCGAGCTGTTCCGCCTGGGCGAGGACGGCCGGACGGGCGGCGGCTTCGTGCGCATGGCCGCGGCCGGGCAGAGGGTGCTCGAAGCGTCCGAAGCGGCGGCCAAGCGCGGCGGCCTGATCGGCCTGTCCACCGGGATCGCCGCCGTCGACGCCATCCTCGGCGGCCTCGTCGGGCCGGACATGATCGTGCTGGCGGCGCGGCCGTCGATGGGCAAGACCAGCCTGGCGATGGAGATCGCCCGCAACGTCGCCCGGGCCGGCCGGCATGTCGGGGTGATCTCGCTGGAGATGAGCGCGGAGCAGCTGGTGCGCCGCTCGCTGGGCGCGCAGGCCGGCGTCGGCTACTTCGAGATCGCCCGCGGCGCCGTCTCGGCCACGGAGTTCGCCGGGGTCGCCACCGCGGCGCAGCAGCTGCACCGGCTGCCGATCGACATCCTGGACGAGCCCGGCATCAAGGTCGGCCGGCTGCGCACGCTGCTGCGGCGGCTGAAGGCGCAGCACGATACCGGCCTCGTCGTCGTCGACTACCTGCAGCTGCTGCGGCCGGACCGGGAGCGGGAAAACCAGGTCGCGGAAGTGACCCAGATCAGCGCCGGCCTGAAGGGCATCGCCAAGGAGCTGGGGGTGCCGCTGCTGGCGCTGTCGCAGCTCTCCCGCCGGGTCGAGGAACGCCCCGACAAGCGCCCGATGCTGTCCGACCTGCGGGAGTCCGGCGCCATCGAACAGGACGCCGACACGGTGCTGTTCCTCTACCGACAGCACTACTACGACAGCCGCCGGCAGAACGACGGCGAGGACGCCGCCGCCCGAATGGCCAGGCTGAGCCCGATCAAGCACGAGGCGGAACTGATCTTCGCCAAGAACCGGCACGGCCCGCTCGGCACGGCCGAACTGTGGTGCGACCTGGCGACCGACCGCTGGCGGGGCCGCGATACCGGCGCGCAGCACGATCCCGCCCTCAACCTGGAAGGCTGACGATGGCCCGCATCCGCACCATCAAGCCCGAGTTCTGGACCGACGAGAAGATCGTCCAGCTACCTTTTGAGGCCCGGCTGCTTTTCATCGGGCTTTGGAACTTTGCCGACGACGATGGGTATGTCGTCGAAGAGCCGGAGCGCATTCGGCTGCAGGTGCTCCCGTCGGATCGTGTCGACTGCGAGATCCTGCTCGATTTGTTGGTCGCCGCGAGCCTGCTGGACCGCATGGAACTGGCAGACGGGCGAACCGTCCTGCATATCCCCAAATTCGCGGTGCACCAGAAGATTTCGCATCGCACGCCTACCAAGCTGCCCGTCGTCAATGCGAAGAAGCGCCATCTCCCCAACCACCTGCGCCGGGCGGTGGCAATAAAGTACGGATGTCCTCCGGGAGGCACCATCGATGTCGCCTGCTACTACTGCGGCGCCCCTGGGTCGATCCACTGGTTCCCGCTGCACAATGGAAGGCCGTCAGCCTGGGTCGCCTACGGCGGCATGGAGTTCGATCACTTCGTTCCGGAAAACTCTGGCGGCGCCACGAGCGAAAAAAACATCGTTCTTTCATGTCGTTACTGTAATCGATCTAAAGCTACGGAAGATGGTTTGGCGTTCGCGTCGCGCACTGTCGCGAACCGTCCGGAACATTCCGGAACACTCCGACCTGAAGGGAAGGGAATAGAAGGGAAGGGGAAGGGAAAGGGAAAGGAAGATCCTACCCCACGCCGAGTCCAGCCGCTGCGCGCGAGCCCCGAACCGCCGCCCGCGCCTGCCCCGGCAGCCGCCAGCCCCACGACACCGGCCCAGCCGCCGGCCTCGGCACCCGCCGAGCCGCACGGCGCGGCGCGGGGCGCGGCGGAACGACTCGGGGTGGATTTCTGCGACCTCGGCGAGCGGGTGCTGGCCGAGATCGGCATCGACCCCGCCCGCTGGACCGGCAACTTCGCCGAGGTGCAGCTGTGGCTCAACCGCGGCTTCGACGCCGAGCGGGACGTGCTGCCGGCGGTGCGCGCGATCGCCGAGCAGAAGCGCCGGACCGGGGCGAAGGACTGGCCACCGCGCAACCTCAGGTACTTCACCGGCGCCATCGAGCGGTTCCACGACGAGCGGGTCGGCGCGCCCGCCGCCACGGCCCCGCCGCAGCCGCCGGCCGACGCGCCGCCCAAGGGCACGGTGGCCTGGTGGCGCTGGATGGTCGGGCTGGCGGTGGAGTCCGGCGAGTGGCCGACCGTGCTGGGCCCGCGGCTGACCAAGGCGCGGGCGCAGCCGGCGACGTGCCCGATCCCCGACGCGGTGCTCGAGGAGTTCGGCTTTCCGGCAAAGGAACCCACGGCCGGGGCGGGAGCGGCGGCATGAGCGTCCTCTCCACCCAGACCTTGCGCCTCCTGCGCCCGGTGGAGCCCTTCCACGAGCGCACCGTGGCGTCCGGCATGACCTTCGGCGTCGGCCCGGCGGGCTACGACGTCCGCATCGCCGAGGACGTCGACATCCGGCGCTGGCAACCGCGCTGGCCGTTTCGCTGCTGGGCCGGCGGCTTCCGGCTGGCATCGACGGTGGAGCGGTTCGACCTGCCGGCGGACTGCCTCGGCTACGTCAAGGACAAGTCGACCTGGGCGCGCCGCGGGCTGTTCGTGCAGAACACGGTGATCGAGCCGGGCTGGTGCGGCTACCTGACGCTGGAGCTGACCGCGGTGCGGCCGATCCACATCCCCTCCGGCAGCCCCATCGCGCAGGTGGTGTTCCACCGCCTCGACGAGGCGACCGTGCTGCCCTACCGGGGCAAGTACCAGGATCAGGCGGCCGGCCCGCAGCCGGCGATCCTGGTCCTGCAGGAGGCCCCATGACCGCGGTGCGCAGCAGCCTGGCGCCCTGGCAGGGCGAGGCGCCCGCCGACCCGGCGCAGCTCGAGCGCCTGCGTCGCAGCGCCTTCCGGACGGCCGGCATCATCGTGGTGCGTCCTTCCGACCGGCTGCCGCAGGAGCTGCGCCGCGGCATCGAGGACTGGGCGCGGCGGGAACTGGGGGCAGGATGACGGAAGCCGACGACCTGCGCTGGTATCTCGTAAACACCCTTGCCCGTGGCGAATGGCTGGCCCATCGGGAGCTGCGCGCCGGCGGCTACGCCACGTTGTACCTGCACTTCCGCGGCACCGTGCGTCATGCCAATCGCGTCCTCGGCGTGCTGAAGCCGCTGTTCCCCCGCTACCTGTTCGTCGGTCTGCAGCCCGGCCAGTCGCTCTACACGGTCAACAAGACCCGAGGCGTGGCGACCGTGGTCTATCTCGGCGGCCAAGCCGTCGAGGTGCCGGCCGAGGTGATCGCGGAACAGGCGCGGCGGGGCGATGCCAGCGGCCTCGTCCCTTCCGACCAGGTGCCGGCGGAGCGGCAGCAGCGGCAGCCCTATAACGAGGGCGAGCGGGTGAAGTTCGTCGCCGGGCCGTGGCAGGGTTTCGGCGGGATCGTACATCTTGACGACGGCGAGAAAGTTGCTCTATGGGTAGAGGCGTTCAACGGCCGGGTACGGGCCGTCGCATCGCACGACGATGTGGCGGCGCTTAACCCGGATGGCGGCGCCGTGCCGCCCGCAGCAGCCCGCAGCCGATGAGGCCAGCGGGCTTTGCCATTTCTCAAGGGGGCGGCGGCGATGGCGACGGTGCGCATCGAGCCCGTACTCCCGGACATGAACAAGCTGGCCCGGCAGGCGGAGTTCGCCGCGGCCTTGGCGCTGACCCGCACGGCGCAGGGCGCGCAGGCGGCGGTGACGCAGGAACTGCCGCATCGGTTCGACCGGCCGAACCCCTTCACCATGCGCGCGGTGGCGATCAAGCCGGCGAGGCGGACCGAGCTCGTCGCGTGGGTCTACGTCCGGCCTGACCAGGCTGCCTACCTCGGTATCCAGGAGACAGGCGGCCGTCGAGTCGGCCAACGCGGCGATCCCGTCAACCTGCCGGTCGGCGTCAGGACCAACCAGTACGGCAACATCCCGCGCTCGTTCTGGCAGCGGCTCAGGATCGCCAAGCCCTACGTCGGCGCCGGCACGTTGGGCATCCGCACCAAGCGGCGGCTGAGCTCCTACGGCGGCGGCGTCTTTGTCGCCCGCCGCGGCGAGGCGCGCACCGCCCACCTGCCGCCCGGCATCTACGAGCGCGCCCCCTACCGCCGCCGGCTGCGGGGCAAGGTCGAGAAGTCGGGCACGACGGTGAAGCTGCTGGTCGCCTGGCACAGGGCGGCCGACTACAAGGCGCGCTTCGGCTTCGAGCCGAACGTCACGGGCTTCGCGCGTCGGGAGTTCCAGCGGCAGTTCGGCGCCGCGCTGCGGCAGGCGCTCGCGACCGCCCGATAGCAGGGGGCGTGCCAGTTCGGGACGGCGGGGCCCCTGGCCGGACCGCGAATTGCGGGTAATTCGGGACCGCGAGGGTTTCCTAGCGCCAGACCTTCCCGAGGGGCCATGTCATGTCGGCAATCCTGTCGAAGGACAGCCCGCTCGCCCGCACCGCGATGATGGCGCGGATCATCGGCGTCTCGGCGGTGCACCTCGGCCGGCTGGCGAAGGACGAGGCGATCCCGGGGCCGGTGTCGCGCGGCACCTGGAACATCGTCGCCGTGGTGCAGGCCTACCTCGCGCACGAGCGCGGACGAGCGGCCGCGCGGGGCGCCGCGGAGGGCGGCGTCAGATCGGAAGAGCTGCTGCTGACGGCGGCGCGGAGGGCGAAGACGGAAGCCGAGGCGGAGATGGCCGCCATCGGCCTTGCCGAGCGCCGCGGACAGCTCGTCGAGGTGGAGGCGGTCGCCGTCGCGTGGGAAGGCCACATCGCGCGGGCGCGGGCGCTGCTGCTGGCGATGCCGTCGCGCCTGGCGCTGCCGCTCGCCGGCGAGGCCGACCCGCAGCAGATCGAGGCCATGGTGCGCGAGGAAGTGCACGCCGCGCTGCACGAACTCGCCGACGAAGGCCAGCATGACGCTTCCGAGCCGGCTGACGGCGAGTCTGAGGACCTGGCGGCCGCCGCCGCTCCTGAAGACGAGCCAGTGGGCGGATAGCCATCGCGTCCTGAGTTCGGAGGCGAGCGCGCTGCCGGGCCGCTGGCGGACGTCCTGGAACGAGCCGATGCGCGGCGTCATGGACGCGGTGTGCGAGCCCGGGGTCCGCGAGGTCGTGGTGATGACGTCGGCGCAGGTCGGAAAGACCGAAGCGCTGCTGAACGTCATCGGCTACCACGTGCACCAGGAGCCGTCGCCGATCCTGGTGCTGCTGCCGACCCTCGACATCGGCGAGGCGTTCAGCAAGGACCGGCTGGCGCCAATGCTGCGGGACACCCCGGCCCTGCGCGGAAAGGTCAGGGACGCCAGGTCGCGGGACAGCGGCAACACGCTGCTGCACAAGACCTTCCCGGGCGGCCACGTGACCATTGCCGGGGCGAACAGCCCGGCCTCGCTGGCGAGCCGGCCGATCCGGGTGGTTCTGGCGGACGAGGTCGACCGCTACCCCGTCTCGGCCGGCGCCGAAGGCGACCCGCTGAGCCTGGCGCAGAAGCGGGCGCAGCGGTTCTGGAACCGGCGCTTCATGTCGGTTTCGACGCCGACCGTGAAGGGGCGGAGCCGCATCGAAATGGCCTTCGAGGCGTCCGACCGCCGCTATTTCATGGTGCCCTGCCCCGATTGCGGCCACCGGCAGCGGCTGGTGTGGGCGCAGGTGCACTGGCCGGAGGGCCGGCCGGAGGCGGCCGAATATGCCTGCGAAACCTGCGGCTCGTCCTGGAGCGATGCCGTCCGCTGGGCGGCGGTGCGGCGTGGGGAGTGGGCCGGCACGGCGCCCTTCACCGGCGTCGCCGGTTTCCACCTCTCCGAGCTCTACGGCCCCGGCTCGCGCCTGGGCGAGATCGCCGAGGCCTTCCTGAAGGCGAAGCGCAGCCCGGAGACGCTGAAGGCCTGGGTCAACACCTCGCTCGGGGAGACCTGGGAAGACCAGGCCGAGCGGGTCGACGGCCACATGCTGTCGGCCCGCGTCGAGGACTGGGGCGATCTGGCGCCGGCGGGCGTGCTGCTGCTGACCTGCGGCGTCGACGTGCAGGACACCCGCGTCGAGGTTGAGCTGGTCGGCTGGGGCGTCGGCGAGGAAAGCTGGTCCCTCGACTACGCGATCCTGTACGGCGATCCCTCGGCCCCCGAGATCTGGCAGCAGCTCGACGACTACCTGCTGCAGCGGATCGAGACCGAGGACGGCCGGTCGCTCGCGGTGCAGGCGGCCTGCGTCGACTCCGGCGGCCACCACACGCAGGCGGTCTACCGCTTCTGCCGCGAGCGGTTCCGGCGGCGGGTCTTCGCGATCAAGGGCATGGCGGGGCCGGGGCGGCTGGTGTGGCCGAAGCGGGCCTCGCTGAACAACTCCGGGCGGGTGCCGCTCTTCCTGATCGGGGTCGACGCCGCGAAGGATGCCGTCTACGCCCGCTGGCGCGTCGACCAGCCTGGGCCCGGCTACGCGCACATCCCGCTCGGGCGCGAGCCGCAGTGGTTCGAACAGGCGACGGCCGAGCAGGTCGCAACGAAGTTCGTGCGCGGCTTCCCGACACGGGTATGGGAGCTGCCGCCGGGCAAGCGCAACGAGGGCCTGGACTGCCGGGTCTACGCCTACGCCGCGATGGCGGGGCTCAACGTCAACTGGGGCCGCATGGTCGCGCTGGCGCAAGGCGAGCGGCCGCCGGCCCGTCCGGCGCCGGTGCGCGCGGCCGTCTTCGACAGCGAGCCGCCGCGGCCCGATCCGCCACCTCCACCCCCGCCACCGCAGCAGGCACGGCAACGGCGCGTGGTGCGATCCAGCTACATGATGAGGTGAGCCCGCATGTCGGCCTGGTCGGAGTTCACCACGGCGCAGCTCCGGCTGATGCGGAAGCAGCTTGCGGAGGCCATCGCCTCCGGCACCTTCCGGGTGCGCTACGCCGACCGCGACGTCCAGTACCGCAGCCTCGCCGAGATGCGGGAAACGCTCGGGATGGTGGACGCCGAGCTCGACAGCCGCGACGGCCGCACCCGCACGCGGCAGGTGGCCTTCACCACGGGCAAGGGCTTCTGCGGCCCCGGCTTCACCGGCGGGTTCCGATGACCGGTGTCCGCTTCCGGATCAAGGGGACGCAGGTCTACGTCACGCCGCAGGCGTCCGCGTCGCCGCCGCTCTACGACGCCGCAGCCGGCGGGCGCCGCGCGGTCGGCTGGCGGGTCAGTTCGGCCGGGCCGAACGCGGTCCTGTCGGCCAACCTGCAGACGCTGCGCAACCGCAGCCGCGATGCGGTGCGGCAGAACGCCCGGGCCGACGCCGCGGTCTCGGCGATCGCCAGCAACGTGGTCGGCACGGGCATCGTGCCCGTTTTCGACACCGGCGACGAAGGCCTGAACCGGGAGCTGGGCGAGCTCTTCCTCGCCTGGACCGACGAGGCGGATGCCGACGGCGGCCTCGACTTCTACGGCCAGCAGGCGCTCGCGGTGCGGGGCATGGCCGAGGGCGGCGAGGTGTTCGGCCGGCTGCGCCGCCGCCGAGCCGGCGACCTCGCCACGGTGCCGCTGCAAGTGCAGTTGCTTGAACCGGAGTACGTGCCGCACGACGCCTTCTCGGCGAGCCGGGCCGACCAGGTGCAGCAGGGCATCCGGTTCGACGCGCTGGGCAGGCGCACGGCCTACCTCATGTACAGGCAGCACCCGTTCGACTGGTCGGCGCGCAACGGCCTGGCCGACCTGACGCCGATGGAGGTCCCGGCCGGCGAGGTTCTGCATCTCAGGGACATGCGCCGACCCGGCCAGCTCCGCGGCGAGCCCTGGGCGACGCGGGCGCTGATCCGCCTGCGCGATCTCGATCAGTACGACGATGCGCAGCTCGTGCGGCAGAAGCTGGCGACCATGCTGGCGGGCTTCATCCGGCGGAAGTCCGGCGCAACGGAGCCCGTCCTGGGCGGCGAGGGCGCGGCGGACCCGCAGGGGGTGGCGCTGGCGCCGCTCGAACCGGCGATGATGCAGTACCTCGACGTCGATGAGGAGATCACCTTCACCGATCCCCCGAAGGTCGATGGCTACGCCGACTTCGTGCGGCAGCAGGTCCGCGGGATCGCGGTGTCGATGGGCGTGCTCTACGAACAGGTCTCGGCCGACTACAGCCAGGTCAACGACCGGATGTGGCGGGCGTCGGTGCAGGAGTTCCGGCGCCGCTGCGAGATGTGGCAGCACCACGTCGTCGTTTTCCAGTGGTGCCGGCCGGTGATGCGGGCATGGCTCCAGCAGGCGCTTCTCGCCGGCATCGTCAAGCTGCCGCGCCAGGTGCCGGAAATGGCCCTGCACCGCGTCCGCTGGGCGCCGCAGCGCTGGCCGTACATCCACCCGGTGCAGGACGTGCAGTCCGACATCCTGCTGCGCAATGCCGGCTTCGAGTCGTCGTCGTCGATCATTGCGCGCCGCGGCGAGCGGCGAACGCAGGTCTACCAGGAGATCGCGGACGAGGAAGGGCAGGAGGCAGAGCTTGCCCTGACGTTCCCGGCCCGCGGCAAGCAGCAGGATCCGGCGCAAGACGAGCCGGCCAGCGACAGGCCAGGAGGCCGGGATGCCTGAGCGGACGTGGTTTTCGGCGAAGAAGTCCGACAAGGACGTCATGGTCGCCGAGGTCTCGATCTACGACGAGATCGGCTACTGGGGCGTGACCGCGAAGGACTTCCGTGCCGCCCTCGATGCCCTGGGCGACGTCGCGCGGATCGACCTGCGCATCAACAGCCCCGGCGGCGACGTCTTCGTCGGCCTGACCATCTTCAACATGCTGGAACGGCACGAGGCCGAGATCGTCGTCACCGTGGACGGCATCGCGGCGAGCATCGCCAGCGTCATCGCCATGGCCGGCAACCGGATCGTGATGCCGGAGAACGCCTTCCTGATGATCCACGATCCCTCGGGCTTCGTGATCGGCGGCGCCGACGACATGCGCGACCTGGCGGACGTCCTCGAGAAGGTGAAGGCGTCGATGGTTGGCATCTATGCCACCCGCTCCGGCCAGAAGCCGGAGAAGATCGGCGAGCTGATGGCGGCCGAGACGTGGCTGTCGGCGCAGGAGGCGAAAGACCTCGGGCTCGCCGACGAGGTGGCGAAGCCGCGCCGCATGGCGGCCTCGGCCAGCATGCTGGAGCGTTTCCAGGCGGCGCCGAAGGCGCTCCGCCAGGCCGTTGCGCGGGCGGACGCCGCGCGAGCCAAGGAGGCAGCGATGCCCAAGGAACTCGAAGAGCTGACGGCCGCCTTGGCCGCCGAGAAGGAAGCCCGCGCAAAGGCGGAGGCCGAGCTCGCCGACGTCAAGGCGAAGGCGGAGACCGACGCGAAGGCGGCGCTGGAGGCCGAGCAGGCTCGCGTCGCCGAGATCACCAAGCTCGTGGCGACCGCGCACAAGGCCAACCCGTCGCTCAAGGCCGGCGAGATGGTGGCGAGCTACATCAAGGACAAGCTCACGGCCGAGCAGGTCAGCGCAAAGCTTCTGGATGCCCTCGCGACGGCGCAGTCGCCCGATATCCGCAACACCGCCGGCGGCGGCCCCAGCAAGGGTGCGGCTGGCGGCGACCACGGCTGGGGCGACGTCATCGCCAAGCTGCCGGGCGCGCCCAAGGCGGCCTGACCTTCCACCCGCCGGCATCTGTCCGGCCAGCATAGGAGGCGGGGATGCCCGTTCTCAGCGAAGGCCGGCACACCGGCCAGTTCCTCGTTTCCGAGGCGACGCCGCACCGCAGCCGCGACACCGCGGCCGTGGCCTCCGGCCAGGTGCTCGACGTCGGCGA